AATTGCATGGCATATGACAAAAGCAACTTGGGCTGATAGCCCTTCTGAAACTGCATTTGAAAATGCAACGCCTGAAGAAGCTTCAATTAATTTGCAAGATGTTCTTAATTTTAGAGCACTTCCAACACCTATGGAATGTTTAGGCTTCACGTTTAAGATAAGTGGTATTGATACGCAAACAGTAACACATCTTATCAGACATCGTGCAGGATCATTTGCAGCACAATGTACTGGTGATAGAGATCTTAGAAATGACAACATTCTTGTTCCAGAATCTGTTGAAAACTCAGACTTTCATCACCGATTTATTGAAGTCTCTGCAGCAGCAAAACAACTTTACTCTGATATGGTCGATTCACGAGTTATTTCTCTTATGGATGCTCGTGTAATTCTTCCTAAAGCACTAGAGACTTTTTATGTAGCACGATTTAATTTAAAAGATCTTATTGGATTTATTCGTCAACGTCAAGATGTACAAATTCAACCTGAAGTTGATAATATTATTGCAACACGTATTGCAAAAATTGTTTGCGAAGCTATTCCTGAAGTTTCAACCTGTTTAAACTTTAATAAGCCTGATATGCATTATGTTCGCACTTTCCGCGTTCAATTACCTGATGGCAGTTATACTTCACGTGGTACTAATCTTTATCATCCAGAGCCAAAGAATGATTTGTTTGAATTTAATGAAAAAGATTCAATTTATCCATGTCGACGTGAAGAATTAAATGGTAATAAATCAGGCGAAGAAAAGATCTTTACAAAAATGTGGAATAATGATGTTGCATCAGTAAATGCAATTCGTCAAACTTTAGACGAAGAATTTTAGTATAAAACAGTTATATACAGATAATTTTATTGAAAAACAATTACAAACTTAGAAAAACTTTTTAAAAAGGAACATTTTAATGAAAAAGATTTATTTAGCTAGCGGTTGGTTTAATCCTACACAAGATGCAGAACTTACTCAACTAGAAAAGATTTTTGATGATCGTGCAGATCATTTTGAATTAGCTTCACCACGAAGAATTTTTGTTTGCCCTCCAGGTGCTCCAAGAAGTGTTCAAGACGAAACATTTAGTGGTAATTTACATCATATTGAAACAGCAGATTTTTTATTAGTCAATACTCGTGATAAAGATATAGGAACTATTTGGGAAGCAGGATATGCTTATGCACATAAACGTCCTATTGTTTATTTTTGTGCAGGTTTACCAGAAGGTGCTAAGTTTAACTTGATGTTAGCAAGAAGTGGCATTAAGGTTTGCACTTCATTTGAAGAATTGGAGAATTATCTTGATAGAACAATTGAAACAAAAGAATTACCTATCGAACCTTATTCAGACGAAATTGAATAAAGAAACAGGAAAATTTTGGTCTTTTAAAGATACAAAGCATTATAAAACTGCTAAATACTCAGACTTGATAAATAAGTGTATAGAAAGAAGATTTATTTTCACTAAATCATATCTTCTAGAAGTTTGGGATGTTGAAAAAGAAGAATTAATAAATGTTGTTCCTCTTTTTTTTAAAACAAGAAAATTTCCAACCGGAGTTTATCAAGGTTTAGACGAAGAAGGAAATAAAATATATTTTATTGATTCACTTATAACAAAGGTTTATTAAAAATTATGAATTTAAAATATGAAAAATATGTAAAAAATTATGCTTTTCACAATATTGTTGCACACCCTTTAATGCAGGTTTTAATTTGGATAGGAAAAAGAGATTTGGCTGATATTGTTCACGACAAAACTTTGCCTAAACGTGGTACTGAAGAAAAAGGAACAGCAAATACAGAACATGATGTCCCAGAAATTAATAGACCTTTTTCCAGTAAGGAATAGAAAATGCCAGAAGGCCCAGAAGTTAAACTTTTTACCGATAAACTTACTAGAGAATTTTTAAATAAAAAAGTTCTTAAAATTGAAGTACTTAGCGGAAGATATATTAGAAAACCAATAGAAAATATTTCTTCAATAAATAATAAAATTTTTAAAGGGGTTAATTGTAAAGGAAAATTTATTTGGTTTGAATTTGAAGATATAATTGTATTTAATACTTTAGGAATGACAGGATCGTGGAGTAGAAGAAAAACAGATTATAGCAGAATAGGAATTTATTTTAATGATGGTGATAAACTTTACTTTAATGATATTAGAAACTTTGGCACATTTCAGCTTAAAACATCTTCAGACTTGGAAAGGAAACTTAAGTCTATTGGTCCCGATATGCTTTCTAATCCACCTAATGATTTTATTTCTCGCTTAAGAAAATATAATCATAAAAATATTTGTGAAGTCTTAATGAACCAAAAGGTAATTTCTGGAGTTGGAAATTATATCAAGGCTGAGTCTTTATGGTATTCTCGTATTAATCCACATGTCCTAGTAAAAGATTTGTCAGATGAAAATCTGATAACTCTTAATAAAGCTATTTTGTTTGTTATAAATAAATCATATAACGAACAAGGTGCAACTATAAAAAGCTATTATACTTTTGATGGACAAGAAGGAAATGCTGTTCAAGGATTTGTCGTGTATGGTAAAAGAAAAGATTATAACGGTCATAATGTTATAAAAGAAACTACTCCGGACAAGCGAACAACACATTGGGTTAAAGAAAGACAAATAGTTGGAAATTGATACTAGTAAAATCAAAAAAAATGATGTAATAATATATCAACATTTATATGGATTACATATGATGAAAGAAAACATAGGACTAGTCATTGATGTATTTAGTAATTTTTGGATTGGCAGAAATGAATATTTGATTTTATCAAACAAAGAAGTTAAAAAAATTAATGAAGATATGATAACGTATAGAAAAGTAACTAAAAATGATTAATTCAAAATTAGATATTAATATTGGAAATATAATTGAATACAATTATTCTTATTCAAACGAAGAGTCTAAAATAGGTTTAGTTTATAAAATAGTAAAAGATCTTAATTTTTCTTATATGCTATATCTTATTGACAGTAATAATCAAGAAGACATTGTCCCTTTTAATATATTAGAATATAAAATAATAAACTAAATACTTATTTTTAAAAAAATGGGTAATATAGAAAATATGGAAGTGTTTAAAGCAAGAGAAAATAATTTTAAAAATTTTGAAGTTAAAAATTCAAAATATATTAGTAAGCTTGTAAATATTAAAATACATTATAAAATTTTTTATTTTGAATCTTTTTATGAAAATTGTATAATAACAAGTTTTGAAAAAGTCAAAAAAAAATATCCAGGTTTAAGCAAATATAATAAAAAAGAATTTCATGTAAGTTTTTTATCAAGCGATAATATTTTAAAAAGTGTTATAGTTAACTCAAATGATATTGATGTTTTTATTGAAATGATTTAAAATGTAAATTTAAAAAAAATTTTATATTATTTAAAAAAGGTAAGTTGTTGTGAATAAAAAAAAAGACATATATAAAGAAGGTCTCTTAAAAGGTGATCTAGTTTATTTAAATCATAAAATAGGTTTTTTAAATTATAACATGAATTGTCTAGTTTTAGATAGAAAATATCTCTTTGAAAAAGAAACAAGATTTGGTTTACGAAAGTTTTTTGAATATGAAGTCTTATCTTTAGAAAGAAACAAAATAATAAAAATTAAAACACAAGCTATTAAAGTATTAAAAGCAACAAGAGGAAAATAAATGAGAATAGGAATTACAGGCGAAAAAGGGTTTATTGCAACTAATCTAGCAAAAGAAATAAAGAAACAAAGGCATAAATTTGTCTCTCTTGATTCTTCAGGCTTTGCTAAAAGAACAATGAACTATACAAACTCAGGTGAAGTTTGTGTATATAACAATAACGTTGAAAGCTGGACAAAGCTATTTGAAATAGAAAAATTAGACTGTATTGTACATAATGCTGCTGTAGTAGGAACAGATGTTGTAGCATTAAATCCACACCATTCAATTAGCACAAATATTCTTGGGACTCAAAACATTGTTGAAGCTGCAAATAATTGTGGTATTCTAATTGTATATACTGGAACAACTGTTATTTATGATACATACAAATATCAAGAAATCGATATTTTAGAAAACAGTGATATATTTCCAAGAACAAACTATGCTATTCAAAAATATGCTGGAGAAATGATTGTTAGAAACAATGCTAAAGAATGGTTAGTAACACGTCCTTTGTTTGCTTATGGAGGTGAAGGTGACATGAATTCATTAATTGCTAAGTCCTTATTTGGTATTAAGAATGGAATTGAAAATATTGATATGTTTCTAAATCCTGAAAAAATTAAAGATTATATGCATGTTGAAGACTTTTGTCATAACGTTATGCGTTTAATTAATTCAAACGTTAGAAATGAAGATTTTAACATTACAGCAGCCAATCCTTATAATACTTTAGAAATAGTTAATATGATTGAGGAAATAGCAAAAGTAAGTCTAGAAAGTACTATTAAATGGCATCCAGAAACTGATTACTTAGGAAATCATAGACTTTCAAATGAAAAGTTTATTGACTTTATGAAGTTTTCATATGCTCGAACCCTTAAGCAAGGTATTAGACAATCATGGCAATCAATTCAAGAATCACATGACGATTATAATCCTTTAAAATATCTAGATCAAGCAAAAAATAATAATATTGACTTAAAAGAATTTTTCCCAAAATAATTCAGGGTTATAACCTTAAAGTATATTTATTCTTAAAGGAGTAAATATGCCTAGAAAATCAAATCAAGTTACATTAGTTTGTGAATACTGTAAAACAGAATACAAAAAGCCTTTATCAAGAGCTAAAACTTCTAAGTATTGCTCAAAAGAATGCAAAAATAAAGCAAATACTAAATATGAAATTAAAAAATGTGAAGTTTGTGGAACTGAATTTAAGTCTAAAAGAGGTAAAACTTTTTGTTCTAGAGCTTGCTATTTAAAAAAGAATAAACTTGAAAGAGTTAATCTTAAATGTGAATATTGTGGAACTGATTATCAAAGACCTAAAGGAAGAGAAACTAAGTATTGCAGCAAAGATTGTCAAAATAAAGCACAAAGTAGTGGTCTTCATGAAATTCCTTCAAATGGAAGGTTAGGATTTAGATATGATTTACCTAATAACTATTTCTTTAAGTCATCTTTAGAAGCAGACTATGCAAGATGGTGCGAAGCAACTAATAAATCTTATATATACGAACATAAAACATTTACAGTTCAGTATGATGGTAGAGATAAACAATATACTCCTGACTTTTATCATCCAGACGAAGATAGATACGTTGAGTTAAAAGCAATACGTCGTGATAGAAAGTTTAACTCGAATCTTTTAGCAGCTGACATATTAAAACAAGAAGGTGTTAATATCGACGTTTTATTAATGCACGAGTTTTATACACAAATAAAACAGAGCAATCACTATTGGACTATTGACAATATTGAAAACAAAAATTATCACGGTACAAGACATCTTATTTATTTAAAAAAGTCTAGCTAAAGAATACTTACTATGTAAGTTATTTAGAGTTGATATGAGTTATATAATAAAAGATACATATTCAAATTTTGTGCATAATGTTGATACTTCTTTTGCAAAAGAGGCAATAAGTACTTCGTTAGAGTATTATCCCGGAACAGAAGTAACTTATACTCCGCAAAGTGGTATTAGTAAAGTTATATATGAATGCAGTTTACAGACTTCTTGGAACCCAGACAGTAAATCATCATATATAACTACGAGGCTTCAATACTCTGACGATGGTGGCAGTACTTGGACAACAATTGATTCAACAAGAATATTTGAAGGAATTTATTCTAACACTTCTGATTACGTATGGCTACAATTTCACTGGAAATTTGTACTAGATACATGGTCGGGTGAAAGAAAATTAAGGTTAGCAGGAAGGGCAGGATATTCATTTTCAGAATTTACTATTGGAAAGTCATGGAATGTTAGCTCATCGACAGAAGGTGTAGGTTCATGTCCTCACGTTACAATTTATTCTCTTAATTAGGACAGATAATCATGACATATAATATAGATCAATTTAACTTACTTCAAAAAACAAATAGTCCTTCAACCCAAACAGCTTCTACTACTTACGCTGAAATTACTGGTTCAAAAGGTGCCTTAGTTTTTTCAAGAAACACTTCAACATTTTTATATAAATTTTCTTTTTATTCAGAAACAAAATATAACGGATCTTATACTAAGCCTTTCTTGCACATAAAGTTACAAAAAAGCAACGATAATTTTTCTTCAAACATAGAAGACATTCCAAATTGTATTGTTAATTTTTCAGGAGACACTATACAAGGCATTGATTATCTTTATAAAGTTTGTAATGTCATGTTTATAGTTGAAAACTTAGATTCTCAATATAAACATTTAAGGCTTGTAACCAGATCATATAGTTCAACTTGGAATAATACTTTGCATACAACTTTGCTTTTTGGAGAGGGAAACAGCGCCATATTTTATGAACCAGTATTAGAAATTATAGAGATTTAAGATGTCATATAGATTAAACAATATATTAAAAAATAGTAAATATTTAGTAACTAATCATTCAAGTGTTCAAACAACATCAAGTTCTTCTGGCACATTTGTTACTTTATTAGGTTCAGAAATAAGTTATAAGCCTTCTGAAAATGCATCAAAAGTTATCTATGAAATAAGCTTTTATAGCGAAAAGCAAGGAGTAACTTTTACATCAGCATTTCTAGAACACTATGTTTCAGGAACTTGGTCAGAAATTAATCAAAAGTACAGGAAAAACTGGGGCTTAGGTGGTACTAATACAAATCAAATGTATAGATGGCCTACTTACTGGAGATTCGTTTTGCCTTCCTGGACAGGTGAAAGAAACTTAAGAATAAGACTTGGACATTCTGCAGCAAATAGACAAATTAATTTACACCAAATTACTGATTGGGATGGTGCGGGATCAGTTACAAATAGATTTTGTAATACTAGTTTATTTGTTTATTCTATTTAATTTGTAAATTAAAAAAAATTCTTATATTATAATATAAGGAGATAAATTATGAGTAACAAAGGTTTTTCTGCACTATTAGTTATAATGATAGCAGCAGTTTTATCATTAATATCATTAAGCACAATAAAATTTGGAAAAATATCTTTAAACATATCAAAAGAAAAACAAGTATTAGATACATGTAGCATTTCTTTAGGACAAAATATTATAAAAACAAATGATATAGATCATATATGTTTTAGTGACTTCTTAAACGAGTGCGCTTCTTTGTTTAACACAGAATTTCCAGATTTTGTGTGTGAAGACTTAGGAACTGAATGTGATATAAATAATATTTGTGAAAGAAAGTTTGGAGTATCTTCAACATATAATCCAGGAAGAGGAGAAGTTACAAAGTCTGTAGAAATATCTATTCCAGAAGAAACTCATGATGTTAATCTTGTTGACGCAGCTGTAATTATGTTATTAGATTATAGTGGTTCAATGGGAGGTAATAGAATTGTACAATTAAAAAATACAGTTTCTGAATTTATAAATTCAGATTTTAATCTAAGTTATTCTGTTATTCTTTATAATAGTTCTGTGATTGTTTCTTCGGATATTGGAAATAATCCGCAACACAAACAAACAGTGCTTTCTATGGTAAGCAATAGAGGCCCTGGTGGAGGAACAAATTTTATAGTGCCTCTTAACAAAGCAATACAACAAATTCAAAATACAAATTACGAAGCATATTATATATTACTAATATCAGATGGTTCACCAAATGAAGGTATTGCCCCTTCACAAAACTTTGTTGCTAATAATATACTGAATATTAATAATAATAATTGTATATACTCAACAGTAGCTAATCCTTGTATAACAGTTTATACACTAGGCGTAGATAATGCAAATGTTAATGCACTACAGTCAATTAGTGGAAATACTTTAAGTACAGTTCCTAATGAATTTTCTTTTATTGTAAATGCAAATCAAGTAGAAGCAGCATTTAACGCAATCATAGAAGAAATAATGTGTAGAATAGGTCCAGTTATTGCTGAAGGTGATTTAAACGTATTTAATAATGAACAAATTTTAGAACAGGGAATTGACTATATTTATGATGATCTTTATAATATTTTAAAGTT